TATGTTTAGAACTGATAAAGAATCAGTATTATCAACTATACTCCAAAAGTGGTTTGATGAAAGAGTTGTATACAAAAAACGCATGCAAAAAGCATTTAAAGCAGGTGATAAAGAAAAAGGTGAATACAATCACTTAATGCAGTATACAATGAAAATTTTACTTAACAGTTTATATGGTGCTACAGCATTACCTTCATTTAGATATGGTATGAATTTGTCTATCCTAAGTGAAGCTATTACATTGAGTGGTCACAGGATAATCCAAGAGAGTGCTTTGTGTGCTAATAGACATATGAATAAAGTTATTAGAGGGGAAATTAAATTAGAAATATGAAACATTTAGCAGATACTCCTTGGTGGATTTGTGACACAGAAGATACTAATTACTGTGCTTATATGGATACAGATTCTGTATACATTACAGCTGAACCTTTATTATTACACAAATTTCCAGACTTCGAAAGTAAAAGTGATGAGGAGAAAGATGATATTTTATCAATGGTTGCACTTAAATACCAAGATGTTATTACTGAGTATTATAATACATTAGCTGTAGATTGTTTTAATGTTTCTGAACATAAATTAGTTATGAAAACAGAAGCTGTGATTAGATCAGCTTATTTTAGAGCAACAAGAAGATATGCTCAATGGATTACTAAAAAGGAGGGTCTTAAAGTAAATGAACTAGATATTAAAGGTCTAGAGTTTATGAAAGCCAATTTCCCCCCTATATTAGGGGATTTTTTCAATAGTATTTTAAAACAAACTCTAAAAGGTGAAACTATTAATAACATACTAATACAAATAAAAGAATTTAAAACAGAAATATTATCTGATAAAATCCCTATTACTAAACTTGGTAATCCAACTAGAGTAACTAAATTAGAAAAATATACTGGTAGAAAAGCTAGAGCAGGTGAGATGTTTACTGAAGCAGAAAAAGGCGCACCTGCACCTGTAAGAGCAGCATTAAAATATAATGACTTATTAAGGTTTTGGAAATTAGATAAAGAACACAGTTATATTACTATGGCTGATAAGTGTAAATGGGTTTATATGCAAAACAATCCTTATAAAATCGAAGCCTTAGCTTTTGTTGAATATGATATCCCTCCTAAAATAATGGAGTTTATGGAAAAATATGTTGATCGTCAAAAAATATTTGATAGTATATTACTAAACAAACTTGAAGGTTTCTTTAGTGATTTAGGGGAAACTCTTAATCTAAACCCTTATAGTGATGCTTTCACTTTTACTGAAGTTTAAATAAAATAAAATGATAAATAAAAATCTATTACAATCTGCAATTCAAAAATATTTTCTAGCAGGACGCTATAATATGGTGAAATGGAGAGTTAAAGACAATATATTAACTGTATACACAGGTGAAACAGGTAGATCATGTAAGGTTACTTTAAATAACTTTCCATTACAAGATTGTGAGTTAGGTGTCTTTGATACTGATAAACTAACTAAACTACTAGCTATTACAAATGGAGATTTAATATTAACTCTACAAGGACAGAAAGAGTTGCATAATATATTAAACATAGCAGATGCTAATTTTGATTTAACTTATACTTTAGCAGATCCACTAACTATTCGTAAAATTGATTATTATAATGATCCCCCTTCATTTGAGGTAGAAATAGATTTAGAAAAAGAAGATGTTACTAGGATTATTAAAGCTAAAAGTGCGTTATCTGAATCTCCTAATATGTTAATCACCACAAGATTAGATGATGGTAATCCTATATGTGAATTTGTATTTGGTGATATGTCAGGTTATGCTAACAAAATTACATACAAATTACAAGGTAATATTGCAAAGAATGGTTTATCAATACCTTTTGATGCTGAAAGGATAAAAGATATATTTAATATGAATAAAGATGCTGAAGTAGCTACTTTAAAAATGTCTCAAGAAGGATTATTGAAGTTAGTATTTAGTAATGAAAACATTGAAAGTATCTATTTTATTTTAAGAAACGAATAACCAAAACAAATATGGAAATTAAAGAAACAGATCGTAATCCAGATTCACAATGGGGTGTAATTACCTCAAATAGGATGAAATTAAATGATGATGCTAGTAAAAGATTATTTGTAGTAGATAATTTTTATGAAGACCCATTAGCAGTAAGGAATCACGCATTACAACAATATTATTTTGATGATGCTGGTTATTTAGGTATGCGTACTAGAAAACAATGGTTTTTTGAAGGAACTAAAGAAAGATTTGAACAAGTTTTAGGTAAGCGTATAACTAAGTGGGAAGAACACGAAATGAACGGTAGATTCCAATCAAATAACGCAGGAACTAAATTAGTATATCACTGTGACAGTCAATCATATGCTGCCGTTATTTACTTGAATCCTAACGCACCTTACTATTCAGGTACTTCATTTTATGCTGTAAAAAATTATGATGCTGGTGAATTAGGTAGTGCAAATTCTATTAGACATGGTAGCCACCCAGATCTAAATTTAGCGTTTAACCAAAAAACATTTGTTGATAGAACACCCTATGAATTAGTAGATGATATAGGTAATGTTTTTAATAGACTTGTTATTTGGGATGCTCAAATGATACACTCAGCAAGTGAGTATTGTGGGTGGGATGTTAACACAAGTAGACTATTTCACATATTTTTCTTTGATGCAGAGTAGACTTTGAAATGGTTTTCATATATGTATTGCCATAATAAACAAAAGCACAGTCAAGGCGCGCTGAGTTTTATTATAAATTAATTATTAACCGAGTAGCTAAGGCGCTCACAAAATTAAATAACATGACTAAATTACCATTAACCCAATTAGAAAGGCAATTATTAAGCCCTTTTGACATCCTTTTTAGGAACCACTTTCATGCTGATAGTACATTCCAACCAGCATCAAATACAAA